GATCTTTTAGTAAGAACTGGCAACTGGGTGAAGATGTTGAAGTTGAGTCTGTTACATATAAAGATGGATTACTTACAGTGGTACTAGAGAAATTTGTACCAGAAGAGAAAAAGAAAAAGATTTGGTTCTCAGAGAAAAAGGGATCTCTGAAAGGATCTAAATAAAATATCAAGGGGTGCTTGACACCCCTCTTTTTATTTGCTATACTATAAAAAAGGTTTGTTAAATTATGGAAGAAACACCTACACAGATTGAACATAATATTCGTGTTGTTCATCTTATTACTGGTGAACATGTTATATGTAATTTTGGACAGATAAGAGAAGAAGTTGATGGAGAACAAAAGTTCGTTGCATATCAACTTTTATATCCTCTATCATTGTCTTTAAGCGAAGGAGAAGAAGGACAATTCAATGTAACTTATCGTAGATGGAATCCTTACACTCCGTTTGAAGATCATAGAATTAATCCTACTTCAGTTATTGCAGCAATGCCACCTGCTGATGACATTTTGCAAAACTATGTTGGTAAGTTAGCAGAAGCAAATATTGATTTGTCTTTCTTACCGAATAATGGAAAAGATATTTTAGGAACTACAGATGGAGAACCAACCCAAGAACCTACAAGTGCTGCTACTGAAGGACCAGTGGCTACTAGCACAGGTGGAGGAAATTGACGGAGCACAGTTTGGTGATCCTGATTGTATTCTAGTTAATCCTATGTCAATAGAGGGTAATGATCTTAAAGATTGGTTACCCTTTGCTGATAGTAAGGAGACAGTTGTAAGATCCTCTGATATACTAACTTTTGTAGAACCTAGCAGAGACATACTCTCTAAGTACTACAGTAGTAAAACTATTGAACCAGAAGTCCTTAACGAATGAAGTTCTATACTAATGTTGAACAGGCAGGTAACCGCCTTCTAGTACGTGGGTACGAGGGCGGTTCTCCTTTTTCCTATAGGGTTCCTTATAACCCTACACTTTATGTTGCTAGTAAGAATTATTCTGATTGGAAAACTCTTGAAGGTGATTGTGTTGAACCCCTAAAATTAGGATCAATCAATGATGCTAAAGAGTTTGTTAAGAAATACAGAGAGGTTGATGACTTTGATATCTATGGTAACACTCGGTATCTTTATCAGTATATTGTAGAAGAGCATCCAGAAGATGAGATTCGTTATGATACTTCAAAGATTCGTATCTTTAACATTGATATTGAAACTGCTGCTGAGAATGGATTTCCTGATATAGAATCAGCAGACCAAGAGATCCTAGCGATCAGTATTAAAGACTCTTATACTGGTCGTATTGTTGTCTTTGGTGCTAGACCATTTGATAATACAGATTCTGAAGTAGATTACATGCATTTTAGAACTGAAGAGTCTATGATGTCTGCCTTTTTACAATACTGGAATGAAAATTATCCTGATGTTATTACGGGTTGGAACGTACAGTTGTTTGATATTCCCTATATCGCTCGGCGTGTCACTAGGATTCTTGGTGAGAAAGCTGCTAAGTCTCTTAGCCCGTGGAAGCTTATTTCTTCTAGAGAAATTTACATTAAAGGAAGAAAACAGATCGCTTATGATCTTCCAGGCATTTCTACGTTGGATTATCTTGAATTATACAGAAAATTCACTTATACAAACCAAGAAAGTTATCGCTTGGATCACATCTGTTTGGTTGAACTTGGGGAAAGAAAGTTAGATCACTCTGAGTATGATACTTTCCGAGAGTTCTATGAAAATAACTGGCAAAAGTTTATTGAATATAATATTCATGACGTTAGGTTGGTAGATAAACTTGATGACAAGATGAAACTACTTGATCTAGCATTTACTATGGCATATGATGCTAAAGTAAACTATGAAGATGTATTCTCACAGGTAAGAATGTGGGACAACTACATCTATTGTGAATTAAATAAACGTAAGATTGCTATTCCTCCTAAAAGGGATGCACTTAAAGATGCAAAATACGCAGGTGCTTATGTCAAAGAACCAAAAGCAGGACGCTATGACTGGGTGGTTAATTTTGACCTTAATAGTCTGTATCCTCATCTCATTATGCAATATAATATTTCCCCAGAGACGCTCACAGATGACAGACACCCAACAGTTACAGTTGATAGAATACTTCAACAAGAGGTAGATATTGATGGTGACTTTGCTGTGTGTGCTAACGGAGCACAGTATAGGAAAGATGAACAAGGATTTTTACCTTTGATGATGCAAAAAATGTATGACTCTAGAGTCATCTTTAAGAAGAAAATGATCAAGGCAAAGCAACAGTATGAAAAAACTCCTACTGTTGAACTTACAAAAGAGATTGCTCGTTGTAATAATATACAGATGGCAAAGAAGATTTCTCTTAACTCTGCCTATGGTGCTATTGGTAATGAACACTTTAGATATTATAAGACAGCAAATGCAGAAGCAATCACACTGTCAGGACAGGTTTCTATCCGTTGGATAGAGAACAAAATGAATGGTTACCTAAATAAACTGCTCAGTACAGACAAGGAGGATTACGTAATTGCATCTGACACAGATTCAATATATCTTAATCTTGGACCTCTTGTTAATAAATTTTTTGCTTCTAAGTCTAGCGACAAAGCAGCAATTGTTTCCTTACTTAACAAGATCTGCGAAGAAAAACTGGAACCATTTATCGAGAAGAGTTATCAGGAATTGGCGACGTACGTTTCGGCATACGAACAAAAAATGAGTATGAAGCGTGAGAATATTGCAGACAGAGGTATATGGACAGCGAAGAAGAGATATATATTAAATGTATGGGACTCAGAAGGAGTCAGGTATAAAGAACCCAAGATGAAAATCATGGGTCTAGAAACTGCTAGGTCATCAACACCAGCATACTTTAGGGATAAATTATATGCAGCGTTTCAGATTATTATCAGCAAAAACAATGATGAGCTTATCACTTTCATCAATGGAGTCCGCAGTGAAACAAAAGAGCGACCCTACGATGAAGTCGCATTCCCCCGTGGAGTCAACAACCTCTCCAAATACAGACATCCAAAAGATATTTACTCAAAAGGAACCCCGATCCATGTCAGAGGGGCACTCTTATACAACTGGTACGTCAAAAAATACGAAGTAGAACATAAACATCCATTTATACAGGAGGGTGAAAAGATCAAGTTTATGTACTTGAAAACACCTAATCCTATCCACGAGAACTGTATCAGTTTCTTTGGTGAACTGCCAAAGGAATTTGGTATAGAGAAATATGTTGATTATCAAACACAATTTGAGAAAAGTTTCTTGGAACCTCTCAAAAATGTGCTACAATGTATTGGGTGGACACACGAAAAAGTTATTACTATTGGGAGTTTCTTTGAATGACTAAAAAAGTCTACGTTGTCACTTGGACTAACCATGTCGTTGGTCAGATTGATACCGATAGCATCAAATGTTTTGAGGACTATGAAACTGCTCGTTCGTTTGCAAAACTTATGAGCAACAAATATGATTATGTAAATTTTTATGAGGATGAAGCAACACAATGGGATTCTTAGATACAGTAATTAAAGACAGTGGCAATGAGTTTGCTAGTATAGTAAGTGATGGAGTTGCTGCGGGTGACGTAGACAACTATGTTGACACTGGTTCATATATTTTTAATGCTCTCGTAAGTGGTTCTTTATATGGAGGCATACCTTCCAACAAAGTTACTGCACTTGCAGGAGAAAGCAGCACAGGTAAAACATTTTTTGCACTAAGTGTTGTTCGTAATTTTCTAGAAGCAAATCCTACAGGAGGAGTCATATATTTTGAGACTGAATCTGCTATCTCTAAGGAGATGATTGAGTCTCGTGGTATTGATTCTCAACGTATGGTATTGTTTCCAGTATCTACTATTGAAGAATTTAGAACACAAGCTTGTCGTATCGTAGACAAGTATATGAAAGAACCAAAGAGAGAACCAATGATGTTTGTTCTTGACTCTCTTGGTATGTTATCTACATCAAAAGAGATGGATGACATCTCTAATGATAAACAAGTTAGAGACATGACGAAATCACAATTAATTAAAGGTGCATTTCGTGTATTGACTTTGAAACTAGGTCAAGCAAAGATACCTATGATAGTGACAAATCATACATATGATGTGATAGGATCTTATGTTCCTACAAAAGAA